CGTGGCATGGCAGATCGGTGAGCTGGGCCGTCTGGATCTGGGCGGCGGCGGCACCATTGCCAAGTACGTGGCCAACCGCGGCATCCCGGTGCTGGACATCGGCGTGCCGGTGCTGTCCATGCACTCGCCCTTCGAGGTCATCCATAAGACCGACCTGTACATGGCTTACCGCACTTTCTCGCTGTTCTGCCAGGCTGAGCAGTAAGTTCTGTGCCTGAAAAAATATCCGCAGCGCTTCCCGGTTTGCAAAAACCAGCGGAAATACTGCGGATATTTTATTTTTGGCGCAAAAAGCTTGACCTTCAACCGACTTTCAGGTGTAATGTAGGTGCGGAGGTGAATCAGATGAACATCAAACAGGCCTCAGAACAGAGTGGCGTTTCGGCTCCCAACATCCGTTTTTATGAAAAAGAGGGACTTCTCACCCCGGCGCGCAGGCAGGGCAATGGCTACCGCGATTATACCGCAGGGGATATCCGTACCCTTAAACTCATCCGGATGCTGCGCATGCTGGATGTGCCGCTGCCCACCATCAAGGCGGTGCTGCGCGGGGAACAGCCCCTGCAACAGGCGCTGCAAGCCCAGCAGACCGTGCTGGAGCAGCAGGCAGCGCAGCTGGCGGCAGCCATGCAGTTCTGCGCCGACCTTGCCCGGCAGGCTCCGCAGACGGACACGCTGGACGTGGACGCCTGCCTGACCCGCATGGAAAGCCCTGCCCATCAGCAGGGGTTCTTCTCCGGCTGGCTGCAGGATTACTGCACGCTGGCGAAGGTGCAGCATCAAAAGCACTTTTTCTTTATCCCGCAGGGCAGTATCAACACCCCGCAGGAATTTACGGCGGCGTTGCGAGCCTATGCAGAGGAAAAAGGGATGCTTTTCACCCTGACCAAAGAGGGGATGTACCCGGAGTTCTCGCTGGACGATATCCCGTATAAAGCATACCGCAACCCGGGCAAGTACCGGGATGAGATCTGCTGCGATGCCGTGCATCCCGAGCAGCTTGACACCGGGCTTCCACCCCGGCGGGAGAAGCTGCTGCGCATCGTGCGTATCGTGCTGCCGCCGGTATGCATCTTTGCGGCTATCATGGCGGCGGGGTGGGTGGTGACCGGCGGCGCAGGCTGGCTCTGGCTGGCGGTGCTGGCCTCTGCCGGAGTGCTGCTGGAACGCTGCCTTGAAAGGTGGCTGTAAGGCGCATTACCCCAGCGGCAGCGCTTCGGCCACCGTCAGAAAGGTGTAGCCGTTGTCGGCATACCACCGGATAATGTCCGGCAGTGCTTCGGCGGTGGTGTGTGTGGAGGAAGAATCGTGCATCAATACGATGCAGTTCGTCTGCTGCCCGGTCTCGTGCACCACATTGCGGTAGATGGTGCCCGCGCTTGGGTGCCCGCCCACGGCATCCTCGGCGCACACGTTCCAGTCCACCCAATGCCAGCCTTTCTGCTCTACTTCGGCTTTCAGCTGCTTCATCAGGCCTTTGCCGCCGTAGCGCCGACTGACGGTGTTGGTGCTGCCGCCCGGAAACCGTAGATACCGGATGCTCTCGGCATCCACATAGGGCGCAATGCGCTCCTTTAAAAGGGCAATGTCCTCCCAATAAGCGTCGCTGCTGCGGTAGATATCGCTGTACTCGTGGGAAGCAGAGTGCAGCGCGATCTGGTGCCCGGCGCTGACCGCTTCGGTGAGCAGGGGCAGATACTTCTCGTTGTAACCGGTAGCCACCACAAAAAATGTGGCGTGCACTCCGGCCGCGTTCAGCGCGCTGAGCACATCCGGTGTGGTCTTGCTGGGGCCGTCGTCAAAGGTCAGGCAGACCCACTTTTCCGGCAGCGGCTGGGCAGCAGGCTCCTGCTGCTCCTGTGCCAGAGCCGAAACGGCGGGGGAGAGCATCGAAGTGTCCGGTGCCGGGGTAAGATCCTGCGCCTGACATCCGGTGACGACCGGCGGCGCAGCAGATACAAACCCCATAATGAGGGCGAACAGCATCACGGCCGCAACTCTGGCCCGCCTGCGCCGTGCGAGATATTCTGCAAGCTTCAAGAGCAAAACCTCCTTTGTCTGTTTGGTTTGCTCTTATCAGAATATGAACGACGGCGGATTCTATGAAAAAATCAGCCCACTCTCTGCCGTTTATCCAGCCGCATCTTGTCGGCGATCATCGCAATGAACTCCGAGTTCGTTGGTTTTCCGCGCAGGTTATGGATGGTGTAGCCGAAGTAGCTGTTGAGGGTGTCCACGTCTCCCCGGTCCCATGCCACCTCGATGGCGTGGCGGATGGCGCGCTCCACCCGGCTGGCGGTGGTGCCGTTTTTCTTGGCGATTTCCGGGTACAGGCGCTTGGTCACAGCGTTGATATACTCCGGCTCGTTCATGGTGAGCAGGATGGCATCCCGCAGGAACTGGTAGCCCTTGATGTGGGCAGGAACGCCGATCTGATGCAGGATCTCGGTAACGGTCAGCTCATCGCTGTCCACGCTGGTGTGCAGGATGTGCTTTTCCGGGCCAAGTGCCGCCTTGAGCACCCGTGCGGCAAGCACGGTCTCATCAAAGGGCTTTACAAAGTAGTAGGCAAAGCCTTCGTCCAGCAGCTCCTGTACCATCTCTTCGCTCTGGAAGGCACCGGTCACGAAGAAAGAGGTGTGCCGCTCACCGGCGGCATTGTAGCGCTGCTTTACCGCAAGGGCATCCAGACCGGGCATAAAAGCATCCAGCAGGACCACCTGCGGGCGCACGGTGAGCATTTTCTGCAAAACCTTGTTGCCGTCCTTTTCCACAACGGTCACGTCCACGCCCTTCTGCTCCAGCGCTTCGCGGCAGGCGGCAGTGAACGGGGCACCAGTATCCGACATCAAAAATCTAACTTTGTCCATGGTTGTTTCCTCCAATGTGTGCAGTTCCCTTAACACCATGGATTTTACCATAATTTTCCAGAACTTTCAACGGTTTATATTGGTAAATTTTGGCAAAGAAAATCGAAACCCGCAAATTATTTTGCGTTTTGGGTCTGCGTATGCGCTGTATCGCCTGTTTTTTCAACAGCGCGGGCCTGCTTGAGCATGGTCTGAGCAAAAATGCCGTAGCCCCGCGTGGGGTCGTTTACCAGCACATGGGTCACTGCACCCACCAGTCTGCCGTTCTGCAGGATGGGACTGCCGCTCATGCCCTGCACGATGCCGCCGGTTTTGGCAAGCAGCTGCCGGTCGGTCACGCGCAGGATCATGTTGCGGTGGGGGTCTGCGTCGTTTACCTTTTCAATGCGGATGCGGTATGCCTTGGGCACCTCGCCGTCCACGGTCGTCCAGATCTCGGCATCGCCCGGCACCACCTCCTGCGCAAAAGCCATCTCCAGCTCCGGGCCGGAAAATGCAGCCCGTGTTCTGCCATAGACCCCGGTCTTGCTGTTGATGCAGATGCTGCCAAGCGCATGGGTGCTCAGAAAGCGGCCCTTCAGCTCACCGGGGCTGCCCACGGTGCCGCTGGTACACCCCACGATCTGGCAGGGGACGATCTCGCCGCTGCGCAGGGCCACGCTCTCACCGGTGTCGCTGTCGCTGATGGGGTGGCCAAGCCCGGCAAACACCCCGGCGGCATTGTCCACAAAGGTCATGGTGCCTACCCCGGCGGAAGAATCCCGCACCCACATTCCGGCGCGCCACTGCCCGGCGGTGCTGTCCCACACGGGGGTCAGCCGGGTCTGGAATTGCTCACCATTGCGGATGTAGACCACCTGCACCGGCGCGCCTGCGGCCGTTTCCAGAGCATCGTGCACGGCATCGTTCGTCTCGGTCAGGGTGTCGTCCATGCGCACCACCCGGTCGCCCAGCCGCAGCCCGGCCTTCTTGGCGGGGTTTGCGGTGCCGTCCGGGGTGTTCAGGTCGGAAAAGCCCACAATGAGCGCACCCTCGGAGAACATCTTAACGCCGAAAGGCGTACCGCACACGGTTACCACCGGACGTGTTTCCACCAGAGCGCGCACAGTCTTGACGGGCAGCCACCCGCCAATGGACAAAGTGGCCTGATAGCTGCCCGCAGCCTGCGTGCTGGCCGCGTTGCGGGAGCCAGCGGTGCGCAGCGGCTGCACATAGGCAAAACGGGGCAGGGTAAGGGTCTGGCCGGGTTCCAGCAAAATTTCAGCAGGCAGACTGTGCCACAGCCAGCCCAGCACTGCCAGCGCGGCCACCAGAAGATAAGTTGCCGCAATGCTGCCAGCGCGGCGTAGTTTTGATCTGCGCATCGGCAAAAAGCCCCTTTCCGCCATGGAAAATGATACGATCGTCCGGCGATAGTATGCGCTGTGAAGGGCGGAAATATCAATGCAGTGATTGACTTTTTCCGCCGGAACTGATACTATATTAAGGCGGTTTGGCCGCAGCTGCAGAATAGAAGAATACGCGGGTATGGTGGAATTGGCAGACGCGCAGGATTTAGGTTCCTGTGCCGCAAGGCGTGTGGGTTCGACCCCCACTACCCGCATAAGAGAAAAAACGCGTTGGTTCGTACAGAACCAGCGTGTTTTTTCTTATCATGGTAACGTTTTTGGTAACACTATTAAGTTTTCAGACTGCTCTCACCAGCGCATTATACAGCATTTCAATGA